TGGCCACCTCCGGCGCAGCGCAGTTCAACCTCGAACTCATCGACATCATCGAGGAGGCGGGGGAGCGCTGCGGCGTCGAGATTCGCGCGGGCAACCAAGTCCGCACGGCGCGTCGCAGCCTGAACCAGCTGCTGGCGGAGTGGGCGAACCGGGGCATCAACCTGTGGACCCTGGAGAAGCGCGAGCAGCCGCTGACGCCGGGCACTGGCCAGTACATCCTGCCGGCCGACACGGTGGACATCCTCGAAGCGGTGATCCGCACCGGCGTCGGGCCTGCTAACCAGACTGATCTCGCACTCAACCGCATCAGTGCCTCGGTCTACTCCACGATCCCGAACAAGCTGGCGACGGGTCGGCCGTACCAGATGTGGATCGATCGCCAGCCGAACGCGCCGGTGATCGTGCTGTGGCCGGTCCCTGACGCCTCGATCCCCTACGTGCTCGTGTACTGGCGGCTGCGCCGCATGCAGGACGCCGGCAGCGGCCCGAACACCCAGGACATCCCGTTCCGCTTCCTGCCCGCGCTCATCGCCGGGCTCGCGTACCAGATGGCCATGAAATTCCCCGAGGGCTTGGCCCGGTTGCCGATGCTCAAGGCTCAGTACGACGAGGCATGGGGTCTGGCTGCCGATGAGGACCGCGAGAAGGCCCCTACACGCCTCGTTCCGAGGATTTGCTCGTGAGCACCCCATACGCCAGCGGCAAGCGCGCGTGGGGCTTCTGCGACCGCTGCAACTTCCGGGTGCGGCTGCGCACGCTGCGCGAGGAGTTCGTCGGCGGGCGGGGCACGAGTGTCCGCACCTGCACGCGCTGCTGGGACTCCGATCACCCACAGAACTGGCAGGGCCGCTATCCTGTCTTCGATCCACAAGCGTTGCGCAACCCGCGCCCCGATCCCTCGATGGCGGCGTCGCGGGTGCTCGATCCCGACCCGGTGCCGAACCCGGTGCCGCCCATCCTCCCACCCGAGATGAACCCATAGGAGCCCAGCATGGCCACGTCACGCAGCAACCTGCCCAAAGAGATGACCCCGTTCGGCAAGGGTGCCAAGAAGGAAGGCAACCCGTTCGCCGACAAGAAGGCAGCGCCGTTCGGCAAGAAGCCGCCGGTCAAAGGCAAGAAGCCGTTCGGCTTCGCCGCTGGCGGCAGCATCGACGACGGCAAGGCGTCGGGTGGCGGCACCGCGCGCGGCGGCGGTGCGGCGACCAAGGGCAAGAAGTTCCAGGGCACCTTCTGAGAGCAACGTGAACTACGCCGAGCTTTCCGCCGCAGTCATCAGCACGATCGGGAACACGTTCGATCCTGCTGATCTGGCTCGCTTCTGCCAGCTTACTGAGCAGAAGATTTACAACGCCGTGCAGTTGCCGGCGTTGCGCAAGAACATGACGACCAACGTGACGGTCGGGAACCCGTACCTCACGCTGCCGGCGGACTACCTGTACGCATACTCGTTTGCGGCCAAGGAGCCGACGACGGGCGAGCACATCTTCTTGGATCACAAGGATGTGAACTACGTGCGTGAGATGTACCCGAAGCAAGCCGACGTTGGCTTCCCGCGTGTGTACTCGCAGTTCGATGCGAACTCGATCCTGATGGGGCCGACGCCAGACTTCGCGTACTTCGTCGAGCTTCACTTCGGCTTCTACCCGGAAACGATCGTCACGGCGGGCACGTCGTGGCTCGGTGAGAACTTCGACTCCGCGCTGCTCAACGGGATGCTGCTCGAAGCGGCCCGGTTCATCAAGGAAGAGCAGGATGTCGTGGCCTTGTACAACACGCTGTTCGTGGACTCGATGGTGCTGCTGAAGCAATTGGGCGACGGCAAGCTGCGGCAGGACACGTTCACGACGCCTCAAGTGAAGGACACGGTGCGATGAACGACTTGTGCACGGCGCGCGGGCGCTACACGCTGGACTGCTACGGGCCGTGGGGCAAGCTCAAGTGGAGCGCGCAGTCGAAGAACCTCGTCGTCAATCTCGGCCTCAAGGCCATGTGCGATGTGTTCTTCCTCGGCTCGGGCTACTCGGCCGGCTGGTTCATGGGCCTCTATGGTGGCGGCGCCACGAACACGCCGACGCCGGGTGACACGGCAGCGATCCACCCAGGCTGGACCGAGATCACCATCTACAGCCAACTGACGCGGCCGGCGGCGACGTTCACGCCGGCAACGGCTGCGTCGCCGGCAGTCATCAACAACGCCGTCTCGCGTGCGATGTTCAACATCAACACCGGCGGCGTCGTCGGCGGTGCCTTCCTCATCTCGGACGCCACCAAAGGCGGCACAGGGGGTTTGCTGTTCTCGGCCGCTGATTTGCAGGCCCCAGGCGACCGTATCGTGTCCGACGGCGACATCGTTGTTGGCACGTACCAGTTCGAGCTACTGGCGCTCTGATCATGTCGTGGGGCTCTGGCGGCTGGGGACAGGCAGGCTGGGGACGAGGCGTCTATGACGCGCTCGCCGTAGAGGGCGCTGCTGCCCGCGACGTGCCGCTGTCTATCCTGGCCAAGCGCATCGTCGTTCGTGAGGCTGTGCGGGCTTCTGATGCCCCGCTAGGCACCACGGAGATCAATGCCCTGGTCATCGAGGGCGCCAGCGCCCGCGACAGCATCGATATGCGCGACTTGTGGGAGCCGGTGGACGACAATCAGACTGGCCCGTGGGTACCCGTCGATGATGCGCAGTCGGGTCCGTGGGTACCGGTTGTGGATGCGCAAAGTGGTACATGGGTGCCGGTCAAAAAATCGTAAGGAGCAGTCATGCCCAGTGCATTTTCACCCCTTCTGCGGCTGACGCTGCCTGCTGACGGCGAGCTTGTCGGTACCTGGGGACAGGTAGTCAACAACGGCATCACGTCGCCGGAGGAAGCGGCGATTGCCGGTACCGCCACGATCGCGCTGGCCGACGCCAACCACACGCTCACGGCACTCAACGGGGCTGCGGACGAAGCGCGGAACATGACGTTGCGCATCACTGGCGCGCTCACTGCGCAGCGCGATGTCATCTGCCCGGCCAGCAGCAAGAATTACTACGTGCGCAACGCCACCACGGGCGGCTTCGGTGTCAACGTCAAGACGCCGGCAGGTGCGGGCGTCGTTGTGCCGGCGGGCACGGCGATGCTCCTGTACTGCGATGGCACCAACGTCGTCGAGGCAGTCACCAACTTCGCGTCGTTGACCGTCGGTGGGCTGCCTGTCACGCCGGTCGATACGTCGCTGTTCGTCCTGAAGACAGGCGGCACGATGAGCGGGCCGTTGACGAACCCGGCCGGCTTCGTTGGCGCTGCGTCGCTGAACGTGCTCAAGACGGGCGACACGATGAGCGGCGTGCTCACTGCGGCAGGCTTCGTCGGGCCGCTGTCGGGCGCAGCAACGGCGAACGTGCTCAAGACGGGCGACACGATGAGCGGCGCGCTCTCGGCGCCTGCGTTCGTTGGCCCGCTGACGGGGCTCGCATCGGGGAACGTGAACCGGGCCGGCGACACGATGACGGGGGTGCTGACCCTCAACGGCGGCTTCGAGGCGGGCTACCGCGACATCCCGACGGACCCGACGCCGAACCCGACCATCACGGCTGCGCATCGCGGCCGCATGATCTATGTCAACGTCAACACAACCATCCCGACGCTGACGGTTGATGCGATCCTCTCGATCCTGAACTACGGCGCCGGGCCGGTCACGCTGAGCCCTGGTGCTGGCATGACGTTCAAGAAGACTGGTGTGGGCGCGGTGGGCTCGGTCACTCTCGCATCGGAAGGCATCGCCACGCTGTACTACCGAGCTACGGACTCTGCATACATCTCTGGCCCGGGAGTGTCCTGATGGCCGGCAGTCAGCAAGCGCTGTTGCTGTACGGCGCACAGGCAGGTACGTTCCCGTCAGGGCCGGCGCTGATGAGTCTGTTGCATGCCGACGAGCCTGTTGGCTCGCCGAGCCTTGCTGACTTCACGTTGATCGGCAACGGCAACCTTGCCACGTCTCCTGGCTCCACTGCTGGCAGCAACTGGTACATCGTGCCCAACATCGCCGGCATCGGTGCCGGCTACTGGGCGCGGCTGGATGTGGTAGCTGGCGCAGCGCCAACTGTGCGTCCTGGCCCGGATGGCACGCTGATTAACATCGGAAGTGGCGTCGGCATTCGTTGGTACCTGCGCCGCGATGCGGCTGGCACAACGACGGCTATATGGCGGTTGCGCATCTATTCGGATGCGGCCGGCGTGACGATGGTGAGTGACACCACGTTCGACGTAGAGGCGATCGTCTACGAGCCCGGCGTCACGTATCCGACGGGCGCTGCCCTGGTCACGCGCATTCAGTCGCGCGTGACGGCTCCGGCTGAGGCGGCAGCGTGGATCACGCTGAACCCCAACGGGTCGATTGCGAATCTTGGCAATGAGTGCATCAACTCGCCGTTCTGGCGCGATCCGCTGTCCACGGGCATCGGCGCTAACTTCTGGATGCGCTTGGATGTGCTCTCGGGTCCGTTGCCGGACACGAATGGCACGACGCCTGCGAACACGATCCTTCAACTGAACGTGGCGCGGACCTTCAACTGGAACGACTTGGCCGTGGGTACGGTGACTGCCAACTGCCGACTGACGATCGCGCGCGACTCGGCGCTGACTGACATCGTGAGTCAGGCGGACTTCCCGGTGACGACCATCGTGCTCCCAAGCGTTGCGGGGCCGGTCAACAACTTCGATGGAACGACGGTCGAGTACCAGCGGCCATCGGCCACGGCGGTTGCAGCAGCTTCGTTCAACACCGACGGTACGTGCACGGGCAGCGGTGTATCGAGCCAAGTCCTCAACAACCTCAGCGGAAGTCTCTGGTACTCCGGTGCGCCGGTGGCGGGGATCGGGTCGAGCTACTGGTTCAGGATCACGCATGTATCGGGCGATCTGCTGAGTTCCAACAACGCCGTCGCATGG